CTTTTTTTGAAAATTAGAATAATCTTCTTTGAAACGTTGACTATTTTGTATTTTTAGCATCATTTTCTAGCACCAGTATAGTATCAATTTTAGCTCTAATCAGCTGATTGTTCAATGTGGTCTTTAAGCCACCATGCAGATTCTTAGGGAGACAATCAACGTTTGCCCAACAGATTGTGTCACTTGCATCCGTTAAAAATTCTAGATCAGTGAGGCACACATATGTGCCGTATTCGAATCCTCGATCTTCAGAAAGATACAGTTCAATGGGCAGTATCCTACCAACAGCGTACCTAGACATCAGTTTCTCAGCATCTTCCAACAGTGTTGAGCTTCTAGGAAATGTGGGCACAGTCCATTTTTGATCTTCAAGGATCAATAAGATTCTGCTAGTAGTCCTAGCAAGGAAAAGCAGTCCGGCACGTTGTTGCATCTTGTACTTATACAGGATCTAGATCAAACCTCCAGTATCCTGATGCATACTCTCCTTCGAAACTCTTCATCCATTGACCGTCACTGCCCCAACGATACTGTACTCCAGTTTTTAAATTTTGGAACAGTAGACTGATCCTGTCAAATTTATCATTGCTTTCCGGGACATCAGTATTTTCAATCTGAGTGATGTTGGCATTGGCCTTATAGGCCACCCCATCGTAGATCACAATCTGATTCACAGCATAGGCTATAACAGCCGCAGTAGAAGGACTAGGAGTAGATGCCATCCATTCTGGCATGAGGTTAATCCAGGCTGCGCCACTCCATTCATTGATAGAGTTAGCTATGATCACAGGATCGCTACCGTTGAGATTTTTCCAACCATCCGGACCGTCGTAGTTGAATGTGGGATTAAATGGTGGAGTATCAACCTGTGTGCCCACGTTTGAACTGGTGTTGACATCATCTAACACCAAGTATCTTGTGCCCGCTACCAATGGTTGATCCGCAGTTTCTTTGTTGGGACGCTTGGGATTAAACTTGTAGGGATCCACTATGGCGTCTATAGTGGTTCTACCACTGGGGTACACCGAACTTACCATCACAGTGTTAGACGGCTTGTCCTCTAGATTTACCAACAGTAGAGTGGGGTCGATCTCGTTGACCACAAACGTGCCGCCCAGTTCATTGCCATCTGCTTGTAAGAAAAATATTTTGCTGATGCCATTGATATAGCCACCATACAGAGCAATAATAGTATTCCAATTGATGGGATCACTGGTTTTGGTTGGTGGTTCAAGTCCGTTGGCCAGCAAAACTTCATTGGGCGCCACTATAGACACATCATAATCATTGGCTTGATTGGTGTTGCTCTTCAGTAACAGCACTCTAAAATTGCCAGTTACATTTCTGGTATGTATCATATTACCAGTACCCGAGTAGATTAAATCATCTAATGCTAAGATATCACCAGTCTCGCCAAACACATTTGCAATAATATTCCTAATAACACCAAGTTTTTTCACTTTAGCTGGCGGTGAAATGTATATGGGCATTTTAAATTCCATTGAGCAAATGTCTATTTCAGAATCATTGCCCTGTGGTATTGTTCTTGAACTAAAGTTCAATGTGGCTAAATCAATCACACTTAGACTGGTCCAGTCGATGTAGTTGTCTGTGGTTTGTATTTCCAGGCTGGGATTGAACAGAACTAGGATCTGTTCCATTAGTTGTAGTTTTTGATCAGTGTTTGAAGTCCATATATCAGCTTTCATTGACAGCTTGAAAGGAGTAGGCATCAGTCTTTCCACTGTGTATCCTGCTCCTTGATAATTTTTATAGTTGATTTCACCGTCAGTAGCGTCATAAGCACGTTCACTGATGTTGAGCTTGCTGACAAAACTGGCATCGGCCAGTCTAGAAGTATCTAGCTCGAGACCTGAAATATAACATGCAATTTTTGGCACAGTTGACATCTTGTTTTCACTGTTGTCTTTGATTATACTGGCCACTTGCCTAGTAAGATCGCCATACATCACGGGCACATGGCGCAGAGTGTCGTCACCGGTTTTGTATTTGAATCCAATAAAGATTCGCATGAACTGCGTGACATATCGTCTTACCTGACCGTCGTAAAAATAATCCATTACTCGTCCGCCTTGGGTCTAAGAGCCTTGCTGAGGCTTTGTTTTTCTTTGATTGTTTTACCATTCAGCACAGCCTCTGCATTGTTATTGATAAAACTGGTTTTGTGTGTGAGTCGAACATCCTTGTCAAGGAACACATCATTAGGAGACCCACCCGCTGCCACATCTTCGGCACCCATGTTGCTCATGGTCATTCTAGTGACATCTTCTACTTTTACCCAGCGTGTGCCATTGTATCGAAACAGACGTTTGGGTAAAAAATCATTGCGTAGACAAAATTGACCAATGCTCGGCTGCAGAGGAAAACTAATGCCAGCTGAAAATGGTGCGCCGTTGGGAGGTATACCATCGCCATCACCAGTCATGGGACCATCATATTCCGGACTTTGGTATATGGTACTGGCTGTGTTGCCAACATATATTGGATTGTTATTTTGATCAAACAATAGATTGCCTTCGGCATCAGTGGCCTGCGTTTGGAAACTGGCCAATGACGTGGTCAAAGATGCATCAACTAATTCTACTGTGCCGTTGATATCTTTCTGAATCATGTAATGGCGAGTGGTATCGTAGCCACTCTTGGGCGCATCAGATTCTGCTTGATTCAGCACTGCCTGAGTGATTTGCATTTCTTTTTCATAGGTGCTCATGATATCACGCAGTGATTGATCGCTGCCTTCTCCAGCTGCTCCGTCTAGAATTTCTTTGAATTCCTGGCTGTCTACTAGAGGTTTGCATTTTGCACGATATAGATGCGGGTACCACGTTACTGAAAATCCTTCAGCAGCTCTGCTGACTTCTTCTACCACAAAAAAACGCTTCAGGGCAAATTGAAAATCATTGAGTGCATATTCATCTTTGAGATGCGGAAGTTCTATAACATCGCCAGATATTATTTTTCTACCTAGTTTTTCCACTGTGTCATTGATATGAAATGTGATAAAAATTGTGTCATTTTGTAGGAATAAACCAAATTGGCTGAGGTTGAAATCTATGTCCTGCAGACTATATACCCCTCGCAATTGGTAAATGTCAGTGTCGTATTTACGATCTCTATTTTCTAAAAATAGCAGATCCTGTATGTTGCTAACACTGTTACCCACATAATTGGGTGTGGTAGGAGTGGCTTCTGTACTGCTTCCAGGGCCAATGTACTTGTGAACCAGCACGTCGGTGCCGCCCACTTGGAACATTTCCCAGGCAGTTTTATCTATAAATTTATAGTCGTTGCCTTTTTCGGGCCGATATAGTGAGAGTCTTGGCATAGTCATATATTTATAAATAACAGTATGAGCCAAATTGATCAATCCAAACAGAGTGTTTTTGACTACTGTAGAACCATGCTGGGCGAAGGCATGATAGACGTAGAACTAGACCCTATACACTACGAAACTGCATTGAACCGCAGTCTAGGCGTTTTCCGCCAACGTTCAGACAATGCCGTGGAAGAAAGCTATATGTTTTTGACTCTTGAAAAAGACACCAACGACTATATCTTGCCCAAAGAAGTACAGCAGGTACGACAAATCTTCCGCAGAAGCATTGGTTCAAGAAGTGGCAACGGCTCAGGCGGCACAGTATTTGAGCCATTCAACATGGCCTATACCAACACCTATTTGTTATCATCAACCAACATGGGCGGGCTGTTGACCTATGAATTGTTCAGCCAATATCAAGAACTAGTAGGTAAGATGTTTGGATCCTTTATTGGTTTCAATTGGCATCCACAGAGTCGCAAGCTGACCATACTACAACGTCCTCGTGGTTTTGAAGAAGTCATGATACAGGTATACAATACCAAACCTGATTTTGCCATAATCGAAGACACCTATTCAGGCCAATGGATCAAGGACTATACCTTGGCTAACTGCAAAATGATGCTGGGCCAGGCACGTGAAAAGTTTGCGCAGATAGCAGGACCAGGCGGTGGGTCCAGTCTCAATGGAGCTGCCATGAAATCAGAAGCCACTGCTGATCTAGAGCGACTAACTAAAGAATTAGAAATGTTGGTCTCGGGTGGATTTGGTTATACATTTATAATTGGTTAAAAAAGTTTGACCTTACGGTAAATTTATAGTATAATGTTTCTAATAGGAGACATTTATGATTATAGGTATATGCGGGTTTATCGGTTCAGGCAAGGACACAGTGGCTGACTATCTAGTCAACTTTCACGAATTTAGACGAGAGAGTTTTGCATCCACACTCAAAGACGCTGTTGCCGCAGTGTTCGGTTGGGATCGTACCATGCTGGAAGGCCGCACAAAACAAGCCCGGGAATGGCGTGAGCAAGTGGATCCTTGGTGGGCAGAACGTTTAGACATGCCCACATTGACTCCTAGATGGGTTCTACAATACTGGGGCACTGAAGTTTGCCGCAAAGCCTTCCATGACGATATCTGGATTGCGTCATTAGAAAATAAAATTCGCAATTCACGAGACCATGTAGTTATTTCAGATTGTCGTTTCCCCAACGAAATACAGGCCATAAAAAATGCAGGTGGCAAGATCTATTGGGTGCAACGTGGTGATCTACCAGAATGGTATGATGATGCTGTGTTGGCCAATAGTGGCAGCAATATGGGATTAAACAACATGAAGATGAAAAAAATTCATGCTAGCGAGTGGGCATGGATCGGCTGTGAATTTGACGCGATTCTCGACAACAATGGATCTATAGACGAACTATACAATAGATCAGAAGGCCTAGTAATCGGCAACAAGATCGCCTTGCCGCCAGATAATGCCGTCTTTGCTTAATACACTAATGCAATTAGCGCATACTGTTTTTAGATTGCTATGACGGCAGTTATCTAAATCAGCATCAACATGGAACACTCTAAAAACTTCTGCATGTATTGATTTGAATCCGCATTTATCGCATTGGTTCTTAATCTTGTATCCAGCCCTAGACCATCGAGGGATTCCGTGATACATACCGTTAGCCAAGCAGATTTCACAACAAGATCGGTAATAGATTTTTCCGTTTTTCTTATAGTTTACTGCTCTGGGGCGTTGTCCGCACTTACAAAGTGGTCTCATATTTTTATTTAAGCCTTTTCTTCCCCTTTTTGTAGCGGTATAACAAGCCAATTTTAGTTGTAGCCGCTAAATACATTGAGCAAACTATTACCAGGAGAAAATGGGATGGCACTAATATCACCAGGCGTACAAGTTACGGTAATCGACGAGAGTTTTTATACACCAGCAGAACCTGGTACAACTCCTCTTATCGTTATAGCTACCGCAGAAAGTAAATCTAATGCAGCAGGCACAGGCACTGCTGCTGGCACCACGCAGGCAAATGCTGGCAAGGTATTTAAAATTACCAGCCAAAGAGAATTGGTCGACACATATGGTGTACCGTTCTTTGAAAAGACAGCTTCTTCAAGCCCTATACATGGTGGCGAAAGAAACGAATACGGACTACTAGCAGCATACAGCTTTTTAGGCGTTTCAAATTCTGCATTTATAGTACGTGCAGATGTTGACCTTGATGAACTGCAAGGTCAAACTTCCGCTCCCGGAGCAGAACCAGTTGACGGACAGTGGTGGTTTGATACTAGAGCAACATCATATGGTATTCAAGAATGGAATTCAGCTGCTGCAACGACCACAGGCGGTCAAAAGTTTGCACTGAAAATTCCTCTAGTACTCACTGATGATGACAGTGCAAAAATAAATTCAGGCACAAATGCTCCAAAGGATTCTGTAGGCGCTGTTGGCGACTATGCTGTAGTGGCACAGACCATAGGCGACACAGGTGACGCAGGATTTAGCCTTGCTAAAGAAGCAATTAAAATTTATTACAAACGCAATCAAGCTCTGCTAGGTGGCGATCATTGGGTAGAAGTTGGCAGCCAAGATTGGGCAGGAAGTCATCCCACAGTGTCGGGATCCAGCACAGTGACCACAGTCACAGCAAGCAATACTTTTTCCATCAATGGCACACTGTTGACAATGCCTGGTGGTGCTTCGCTCTCAGCCTTTGTGAGCTATTTTAACGGTGGAGTCGGCGGCCTGGTCACTGGCGTAAGAGCAGTGGAACTGAACAGCAGATTGTATTTGTACACAGATGGCGCTACTGAAACAGATGGCGACTCTGCTCTAGCAAACGCTATCACTATTACTGGCGGCGGTACAAATTCTGTCATAGCACTTGGACAGTTGGGTATTAGCACTGGTGTGTTTTACGGACCAGCAATACAACAGACACCGCACACTAGTGTACCAGAGTGGAAATCAACAAACACTAAACCACGTCCAACAGGCAGTGTGTGGATCAAGACCACTGAACCCAACTTTGGAGCAAGATACATTGTCAAACAATGGAATTCAGCTACCAAGACTTGGGTAACATATTCTGCTCCTGTCTATTCAAGCACACACGCTGCCTTGTATTATCTAGATCGCAGTGGTGGCGGACAAGGTATCGCAACAGAGAATTTGTTTGTTCAAAGCAACAGCGATGAAAACAGCAATTATGACACGTCACCAGAAACTGCGTCATTTAGAATTTTCAAAAGAGCAACCACAGGCAACACCGTGGTGACATCCAATGCTGTGATCGCTGGCACATTTGGTGTAGGAGTAAACACATTCACATTCAAAGCATCCAGCAAAGGTAATTTGACATTGGATACTGCTACCTCAGTGAGCTTTACTGCTCTAGGCACAGTAGGCGATGCAGAATTAATGGCCACAGCAATAAATTCTGTAGGCAGCACCACTGTTGAAGCTTCTGTGACCGCAGACAATGAAGTGCAAATTATTCACAAAGAAGGCGGTGACATACGTTTCACAAATGGCGCAGGTGCACCAATAACTGATATATTCACTGCCTATAACATCGACACAGGTAATGGCACACAGAATCTATACACACCAGGCTCCGGTGCTGCAGAAACTTTTGTTGCAACGAATTGGATTCCGTTGGCCGCAGACGATTTTGCTGCGTCAGCCACTGCTCCGTTGGCCGAAGCACAAGACGGACAACTATGGTACACTCCAGTATTTGATGAAATAGATATCATGGTACACAACGGTGATATCTGGGTTGGATATAAACACGGAGCCACCGCCGCAGTAGGAAACAGCCCATACTTCGCAACAGCAGCAGCTGACAAGACAGATCCAAACGGTCCAATTGTGGCTGCCAGCGAGCCAACAGTTCAAAGTGACGGAACACCACTTAAAAATGGTGACTTGTGGATCAGCACAGCCGATCTAGAAAACTTCCCAACTATCTATCGTTATGATGGATTGGCCTTAGAATTTGTACTGGTTGACAAAACTGATCAGACCACAGAAGACGGTATCTTGTTTGCAGATGCTCGATACGGATCAAGTGGCGCTTCAGGCAACACAGCAGCCACTATCAAAGATCTGTTGTTAAGCAACTTTGTAGATTTTGACTGTCCAGATCCAAGCCTATATCCAAAAGGCATGTTGCTGTGGAACTTGCGTAGAAGTGGCGGCAATGTCAAAAGATACAACAACAACTACATTGACACAGCAGCCAACAACGTGCGTTACGAAGCTTTGTATAATGATGCCGGAGCAGGTCCAGTTACTGGTGATGGTCAAAGCGCCTACGCCACAGATCGTTGGGTTACAGCGTCACCAAACAATGAAGACGGTTCAGGCAGCTTTGGTCGCAAAGCACAACGCAGTCTAGTTGTGCAAAAACTCAAATCTGCAATTGACACTAGTTCAGAAGCTAGAGATGAAGAACGTAGAAACTTCAATCTAATTGCTTGCCCAGGATATCCAGAAGCCTACAGCAATTTGATCAACTTGAACCTAGATCGTGGAGTCACAGCATTTGTAGTGGCTGACACTCCACTGCGTTTGCCGGCAGATGCAACCAGCCTCAC